GGTGTATTAGCACCTGTAGCAGCGATGGTTGCATTAGCACCAAATCCTAAAAAAGCTGTAATTGATCCTGAATTAATAATGCGATATTGATTACCACCCAAGGTTGTAGAAACAGCTTGTACAGCAGCAGGAGCTGGTGTGGTAGCAGTAATCACAATTGTGTTACCAGTTACAGTAAAGGGAGCATTGACACTCATTGCACGGTTTCCTCTTGTTTAGGTACTTGTGGATTAGCCTGTTCTTTAATCTTTTGCAGTAACATCCAAGCACCAGATTTAGTCGGTAATTCACCTAAAACTTGTAAAGCAAAATTTACTTCTTCAATTGTCAAATCTAATTTAATCACGGTTATCCCCTTTAGTTGTTAAAAAATTACGCAGTTGTCCAAGGCAATGGAGTATTTTGTGGTGATGCAGGTGGTGTAATTAGGCTATCAATCTGCCCTTGCACACAAGACTGTGCGCTGTCTATTTGGTTCTCAGGAATCCAACCTATAACCAATGCCTCAGTTAGATTTGCGTAAGGCACAAAGGTAGTCTGGTCTGTAGAGTCAAACTGTGTGTTGCCTTGAATAGATGCTATGTATTCGCCATCAACTCCTGTTACTTCCCATAATGCGTTAATCACATAGTTGGGGTCAGGCTGTTGTACTGTGTACATTGCCGTGATGCGTGTTGTAAAGACTGTTGCCATGTTATTCCCCTAATCTTTGTTTAAGTGAATCTACTTCTGCTTTTAATTCTTTTATTGCATTAACCATGTACCAAGTTAAGTTGTCTGCATCTACAGTCATTACACCTGTACTTTCAGTTTTAACGCACTCTGGTAATACTTGTTGAAGTTCTTGGGCAATAGCACCAAGTTGAACACCTTCTTTTTTAATAGCTTGATTTTGTAGTAAATCTGTAATTTCTTCAGGTAAACGATATTCAAAGTTACGCACTTGAATCTGTGCAATCTTATCTAAACCTGTGTTGTTATCTACAATGTTCTTTTTAAGTCTTGCGTCAGAAGTAACAGACCACGATAAAGAATTATTACCTTGATACACACCACCACCACCTGGGTTAATAAATCCTGTGCTAGTACCTTTTCCAACAGAGTTATATCCAATAACAATTTCTGATGAGTTACTACTAGCCGATGGTGAAGAATAACCACCAATATAAATATTGCTTGCACCAGTAGTTATATTTGCTGCACCTACAGGAGTTCCATATCCAGCAGAAAGACCAATACAAGTATTATTTCCACCAGTTGTCAGAGCATATCCTGCTTGATAACCTACTGCTGTGTTATTAGAGCCAGAAGAATTGTTATTAAGGGCATCATATCCTATGGCGGTGTTGTTGCTACCTGTGTTGCTGTAGAGAGAAAGTCCGCCACTTGCTGTGTTGTAGTTACCTACAATGTTGGTTGCAAGAGAACTATATCCACTTGATGTGTTTCCAGTACCTGTCGTGTTAGAAGTTAGTGCAAAACGACCACTTGCGGTGTTATTAGAACCTGAGTTGTTGCTAGATAACGCATTAAGCCCCAAAGCGGTATTGTCTGCACCACTTGTATTAGCCGCCAACGCACTTGCACCAACAGCCGTATTTGTACTTACAGCACCACCTCCACGACCAACTCTTACACCATAAACAGTTAAATCAGTACCAGAGTATAAAAGGTTGGCTGAGTCTGTTAGTAAACCTGCTGTTGTTGCATAAGTTACTCGACCACTTGTTAGTCCTGAATCTGTAATAGATGTTGATGTTAATGTGGTAATATTTCCTGTAGCAATATTAGCAGTACCAGTTACAGTAATATTAGTAACATTGGCTGTAGTCACCGTTACATTGGTAATGTTTACAGTTCCGCTACTAATGGTAGCGTTAGTTAATGTCAGATTACCAATAGTAGTAGTGGTATTCCCTAAGTAGATAGATGTATTACCCAAGGTGATGGGTGTATTAAAGTTACTATCTAAGTTGGATAAGGGTATTGATGTTGTTGCCGTGCCAAAGGTGTATGGGACAGTCATATTAGAACCTCACTCTCAATTCATGTTCAAATTCAAATCCGTTATAAATAAATCCTGCGCTATTTGATGTTACTGTGCTACCTAAGTATTTGCCATATTGCGATGCGTCTGACTTAAATAATTGGTATCCAATCGTATCCCAACCAATAATGACGTTACTGTTGTTTTTCCACAAAATTGTATCAAAATTGTTATTAGTCCAATCAATTAAACTACTTAATATATTGACTTGATTTGAACCAACCTCACTATCTATGGTAGCAGTTAAATCAATGGTATTGTTGCTATTTGTTGCTTCTATGGCTAATTTTAATGCTTGTTTGGTGCGTATTGGATCACCCATCGGCATCAATGCCGTCTGGATTCTACTTGTAATTGTATTAGTACCATCACTATATAATTTCACCAGACTATTGCCTGAAGTGCCATACATAGTAATTTTACCTCCAATTGGTACAGATGCAATATAGCTTGTATTGTCACCTTGACTGGTTAAAAACCATTTTTTTTCAAAAAATACGGCTTGCATAAACCGATTACTATTGGTAAACACCGCATCATAGTAGCGAAAGTTAAAACAAGCGCAAAGGATATTATTAATTAGCACCTGACTAGCATATACAGGATAATTAAAGTCAATATTTGGAAAAATACCATCTAAACTATCCGACAATTTACTAGTCGTTGAGCCAACTAAAGCGTACATTCCATAATCATTCATAAACAGTACAGAACGAAAATATGGAAAAATGGTATACGGTCTTTTAGAACCTACAGAAGCTGAAACGTTGGTATTGGTAAATAAGGTTGTACCATCCGTTTGTACTCGGACATCAGAAAACACATTAATTGAATCATCGCCAAAAACATACAAAAAGTTGTTAGCAGATAATAATTGTGTAATGTTGCCATGCAAAGTAGAGTCAGTAAGTGTTAGTCCACCAGCAGATACACTCGTAAAATCAGAATAAGAACCTGCTGCGCTATAGTAAATTGTTCGACCTTGAGCTATCCATAGTCTGCCACTAAAAGTAGCAATAGCCGTATTAGGTGTATTGTTGATGGTTGCTGTAATAGTCGCTGCGTTGGTAAATCCACCACCACTTAGGGAAACTACTAAGTTGGCTGAATTCGAATAATTACTACCAAAGTTAGTCATCACTACTTGCGTAACTACATTTCCTAAAACAATTGCTGTGCCTGCTGCGCCTGTTCCGCCTCCACCTGTAATGTTAACACTTGGTGCGCTCGTATAACCAGCTCCCCCACTAATAACATTAATAGTCACCGTGCCTGTTTTAAAATTCACTAAACTAGCTACTGCATTTGCACCACTTCCAACCCCATTAGCACTTGTAATAGTGACTGTTGGTGTCGTGTTATAGCCTGTACCAGCGTTGGTTAACGAAATATACGAAACTGTATTGCCACCAGTTGTTAAAAATGCAGTTGCATTGGCTTGTACACCATTGGCATTATTTGGTGCTGAAATAACAACAGATGGCGCAATATTATAAGCAGAACCACCATTACTAATGGCAACTACACCAATTGAACCAATCTCTACTAAATTTGTACCATTCCAAGCAAATAAACCCTTACTTGGATCAATAATCATCATAAATTCATTATTCCATTGGGATACTTGTACCCCAGAAGAAGAAAATGTATTTGCAGAGGCAATCGTGCCTTTGATGTTTGTAATCACATTAAAATATTGCGCACTACCATCGGCATTAAAAGAAACAATAAAATCTGTAATACCCAGGTTAATTGAATACAAATACACCGTACTGCTAAATGTAACAGCCACGTTACTACCATCGTAAACTTGACTATACGTTGGTACAATCTTTAGATTACCGTAGCCAATCGGTTGAATGTTCTCTAACCAATAGAGTTCTGTCTCATCAATAGATGTACGGTTGGCTTTGGTATTCAGTCCTTTAAACTGTTTAACTACTTGGTAGGACTTTTTCTGTTCGGCTGCTGCCATGATTACATACTTCCACCATAAGCACTAGGCAATCTTCTAGTGTAAACAGAGTTCAGTATGCTACTAATATGTTTGTTATATTCTTGTTTAAAGATTTCTGATTCGCCAAAACTTTGCTCATAAAACTTGGCAAGATACGCTGCGTAAAACTGCACAGCCGTAGTGTACGGATCATTAATTGTATCGTTCACGGTTGGGGTGCTGAGTTGCAACGCATTTGGCAATACCACGCAATCTATTTCCATCTGATATATCTGATCTGGTACTGGTCCAATAAAAATCTGTCCTTGACCATAAACGCTAAATGCAAGTGGTTGACCAATGTAATTTTGCCAATACCGTAACTTGGCACTAAAGTCTGACCATGGTAAATACTGCAAAGCTAACCGTGAGTTACCCCAGTACAAATTCATGTTTACAATATCTAAGACGGTGTTACCAGAACTTTGTGATAAAGGTGCAGTTCCCATTAGATTAGTCAAAGCACTATACGAAATATTCTCACAGTTACCAACATAGCGTAATGTAGCCGTACCATCAGCAAACGTAGTATTTGGTGGATAGTTGCTATAGTTATTAGTATTGTTACCAGGATACGGTGGCGCAGTAGAATTCGATGTTCCACCTGTAATGTACTGGTAAATAAATATATTGCTAAACACAAACGTATTAGCGGTAACAACGGTACTTGCTACCCACGCTGTTGGATACGCTGGTGAGGCTGAATTGATTGTTGCAGAGGGCGCAACTTGACAGGGTACTTGCGTTACAACGATTTCTCGCAATGCGCCAGTATCTCTTACTACACGCTCACGAGCAGAGTTGATGTTATCAGTTAGTTGCTGATCCGTATAAAAATTGGCATTAGCATCATGTAACAATCTACGTACTGCGGTGAGGTAACTTGACAAAGTTGCCATTTAATTTCCATCATTTATGACGCTATTTTAAGGATGTTTCCCCGAACCTGTCTTTTAACAGGTAGGGGTACTTTTTCCACCAACGGGGATAACGATTGGTCTTTTTTTGGCGGTTGGGTACTAATTTCCCTTTGATCCAGAATAGCTAAAGCATCTTCTAAATCATTGGAAGTAAGACACCAGCCCAACCGAGCCAAGTAAACTTCTTTATTCTCGCTACCATAACCAAAGATATGACGAGCTACTTCTTCAGGAATCTCAACAGTTGTGTCTTTTGGAAAACTATAAAAAACACCACCAAGTCCATCTTTTAGTTTCTTATCAGATCGGTTTGTAACATAAATCACCGTCATTAGAAACTCACTACGTTTCCAAAAACAGATATATCGCAAGTAGCTGCAACAGCCGTATTAATATTTAAAAATAATGCAGAGGTAACTGAACCACTTACTGCGGTATTTGTTAAGTACGGCTCTGCAATATTTAAATTAATCCATGTGCCTGTTGTCGTTAATTGTGTAGTAATGACGTTTGATACAATCACATTTCCTGTAGCTACATTACCCGTAGAACGCAAAGAAATCGAAATGTTTGCCGTTGTTGCGCTTGCATTAGGATTACTGAGTGTTATTTGACGAATAATTACACTACCAGAATTGGCAACTGCACCACCGTTAGTTAACCCACCTGTACATAAAGGAATTGAAACAGACGCTAATCCAGCAGTTGCTAAACTAACGCCTCTTGCAAACCCAATTCTTCCAGTAGCAAAGCTATCTAGGTTTAACTGACCTACTGCATCTGAATTAGCCATTATTTCTCCCTTTAAACGTTGTAAGTGCCAACAACAGCATTGCCACCGTTTGAAGTATAGAGAGTTAATGATTGCGTAGCTGTAGAAGCATTAGCACGCACGTTCCAACCATCAGACAAGATAGTTGTACCGCCTGTGTTAACAGCTACATAAGCTACCCAGTTATTAACGGCTGCGCCAGTAGCATTTTGGTATGTATTGACCTCAATCGACACGTTTGAAGTTGTCGAGTAAGGCATAATATATACACCAGCAGGTACAAACTGAGCAGATGACGTACCAGCGTTCATAGCTGTTAAGTTACCAATACCAATGCTAGTAATAATGACTGGTTGTAAAAACGCACTTGGCGTATTTGTCGCAGTTTGCGAAACAAGGATTTTATTTGTACTTAATGACATGGTTATCTCTCCTTAT